GCTGGTGCAACTGGCCCGGCTGGACCCACCGGCCCCGCAGGCGCACAGGGCAGCACTGGACCTGCAGGCCATGCTGGATCCGCCGGCGCAACCGGAGCGGCCGGCCCGAAAGGCGACACGGGCGCCACGGGTCAAACCGGCGCCACGGGCCCGAAAGGCGACGCCGGACCGCAAGGCCCCCAAGGGCTGACCGGTCCGGCCGGCCCGAAGGCCTCGGTCTTCGTCTGCAACGCCACAATCGGCGAGACGATGCTGATCTCGGTCTCATCCGGGATCCGCTCGAAGACCGGCATCGCCTGCTCGGGCGTGCTCACTACCGACGTCCTCGAGGTCTACCCGACCACCTCGGCCGGCCTGCCTGAGGGCTACGCCGTCCATCACGCGCTGCCGACGGCGGCGAACACCTTCCGGGCGGTGTTGAGCGTCCCGGCGCTCGGGATCGGCGCCTCCTATTCCATCCCGGTCGCAGTCTACGCGGTGAACCGCTGATGCCCGCTGCTGCCGGCCCCATGAACCAGCAGGTGCAGTTCTTGCGCCGCGTCGCTGGAGAGTATCAGGCCTACGGCGACTGGCAGTGGGCCGCGTACAGCTTCGAGCGCCCGACGACGATCAGCTACGGCGGCCTTCAGCTCTGGGGCAAGAGCGGCCGGCTGACGGTCCGCAACAGCGAGCTCGCGATCACGCTGAAGACCAGCGACCGCGTGCGGATGGGCGACGCGGTGCTCCAGATCATCACCGTGAAGACGCCTGCCCGGACCGAGGACGATCTCGATATCGAGGTGCAGAGCGCGCTGACGGCGGACCTCTACGAGGATCTGATGGACGGCCGCGGCGAGATGATCACGCTGCGGCGCCTCGGCCAGGGCGCACCGATTGACGCGCAGGTCCGGGCCATCGTCACTGGCTTCCAGCCCGACGAACTCGCCAGCGGCGTGATCCAGGGCAACCGCCGGGTGTTCCTGTTCGCGCCGGACGTCGCGGCTGCAGCTTTCCCGGTGCCGATCAAGAACGGTTCGACGGACCGACTCGTCATTCGTGGGCGCACCCTCACCGTCGAAGCGGTGGACGACAGCACTCACCGGGTTGGGGGCGAGTTACTGGCCTACGACATCCAGGCGAGCGGCGCCTGATGGCGACGGCTCGCACCTCGACCAAGATCGACCCGATTGAGAGGGACATCGCGCTAATCCTGAGAGAGGATCTGTCCGACGAGGCGCAGGCGCAGCAGCTTCGGGCTACAGCGCAGCAGGCACTGGCGGAGGCCGAGGCGACCAACAAGGCCGCCCTCGGCTACGTCCCGACGCATGACACCTTCGTGGACGGCGCCCAGCGCACCGACCTGTCCGGGGTGAAGGCGAACAGCATCGTCGCCTTCGAATTCCACCTGCTGCTCGACGTGATCCAGTACGTGGACGAGCAACTCATCATCCATTCGCCGGTGGGTAGCCGGGCGAAGGCGGCGGGCACTCGCTACAACGAGAGCCACGTGTGGTTCGCGGACGGTGTCGAGTTCACCGATCCGTACAACCCGCCGCCGGCCGAGCAGTACGCCGTCGTCAACGCTACTCCATATGCGAGGAAGATCGAGCGCGGCCTCAGCCCGCAGGCGCCGGATGGTGTCTATGAGGGCGTCGCGGTCCTGGCGAAGCGGCGCTACGGCAACGTCGCCTATGTCGGCTTCGGCTACCGCTCCCTGCCGGCCGGCGCTGTTGGGGCGTGGGCGCAGACGGCTTCGGCCGCAGCGCTCGCACGGCGCGTCCGCGGCGGACGGCCAGACCGGCATTCCGACTGGCTGACCCGTCCGCCGGCCATCATCATCGACCCGGGCAGGTAGCCATGATCAAGTCTGTGAAGGTCGCCTCGCAAGGCGGCATGGGATTTGGCACCCGTGTGGTGGATGCCGAGAGCGGCGCCGAGGTCCATGGTGTCGAGAGGATCGCCATTCCTGAATTCGGGGCGGATGATTTGATCCGCGTCGAGTTGCGGCTCGCCCTGATGGAATTTGAGGTGGAGGGCCGGCCGCACTTTCAGATGATCGACCCCGGGTCGGGCGTCATTATGGACGTCGCGAGTATCACCTTCGCCGACGGCACCGAGTTCAAGGCCGCCTGATCCATGCCGCAAAAGGCCGTCGTCGATGCCGTTGAGCATCGGCTCGATACCCTGTGGGGCTCGCCGGAGATGATCCTGGCGCGCGCCGCGGTGAACCTGCCGGGCTGCCCGGTCTTCGGGATCAACCTCCAGGGTGACGTGCCCGAGGACGGCAGCGTGTTCGCCGAAGTGCAATACCCGATCGCAAACGTCACGCAGATGGATCTGGCCGCCCGGCACTACCGGGAGGAGGGCACGATCCGCCTGATCGTGAACGCGCAGCGCGGACTCGGCGTGCAGGATGGGCTTCGGCTCACGGACATGCTGGCTGCAATCTTCCGCAGCAAGAAGTTCGACGGCGTGCAGACCTGGGTGCCGTCAACGCCGATCATCGACGATCGCAACGATCAGGGTAACTATTTCCCGGTGTCGTTCAGCGTGCCTTACCACTTCTATTTCACCGACGACGCGGGCTTCTACGCCTGAGCCGGTGCTGTGATCCTCGCTGCGGGCGAGGTTCTTCGAGGCCCGCAGTGGCCTGATCTCTGGAGAGAGTTATGGCAGGCGATATCACCACCGCAACTGGTTCGAAAATCTTCATCGGGCCTGCTGTTCTGCCGACCGTGGACACACAGACCGAATATGAAGCAATTCCCGACGGTAGCTGGGTCGAGGTCGGAATGGTCGAGAGCCTCGGCGAGTTCGGTGATCAGTCGAGCACCGTCAACTTCGCCTCGCTCAACGACGGCCGTCAGCGCAAGGCGAAGGGCATCCGCGACGCGGGCGATCTCGCCCTCACCGTGGCTCGTGTCGCTACCGATGCTGGCCAGAAGGCTCTGATCGCGGCAGAGGCGACCAATAACAAGTTCGCGTTCAAGGTGGTCTACCCGGATCGCCTGACCCCAACCGGCACCGACGGCATCGACTACTTCCGCGCCCTGGTGATGTCGAAGCGCGGTAACGTCGGCAGCTCGGACAATGTAATTCGCCGCGCCTTCACGCTCGGAATCGACTCCGCGATCGTGGAGGTCGACCCGACCTGATCGCCCTCACCATCCTCGCGCGTCGGGCTGACCACCCGGCCGCGGGAGCTTCCCCGACGAGCATAGGTGACGCATGAAACTTTCAAGCCTCAAGATCAATTCGACTCGCGCCGAGCAGGGGGCTTGGGTCAAGGACATACCGGGCATGGGCGATCTCCGCCTTCGGGTCCGCGGCTTCAGCAACTCCGACTATGCCGCGTTCATGGCGCGCGAGGTGGCTGCCGTGCCGCGCGATCAGCGTGAGGGCGGCCGGCGCGACGGCGCGCTCAAGCAGAAGGCTCGCGACACCCTCCTGCTCCGCGGCATGGTCGAGCACATCCTGGTGGACTGGGATGGGCTGACCGACGACAACGACAAGCCGCTCCCGTTCTCGAAGGAGCAGGCGATGGATCTCCTGCTGGATCCGGACCTCCGGCCGTTTCGTGAGGCTGTCGCCTTCGCCGCCGGCGAGGTCGAGGAGGCCGAGTCGGACCGGGTCGAGGCCGTGGTGGGAAACTCCTCGCCTGCCTCCGGTGGCAAACCGAGTGGGCGCCGCAAGCAAAGCACATCCGCCGGTTAGAGGCTGAAGGGCACCCGCTGCCAGAGGAATACTTGGAACGCCCGCTCCTGATCTCCGGCGCCGAGTTCCTCTGGCACGCCTTCTGGGAGCTTACCACAGACCGGCAGTTGGGCTTTGGCGCCGAGGGCCGGATCCCAGCGACATCCATCAGAACCTTCGCTCGCGACCACGGCATCGTGGACCCAGACGATTACGCCTGGTTCCTCGCCGTGATGCGCGAGATGGATGCGGAGTACCTCGGCCAGCGGGTCCCGCGTGGCCCGAATGAGATCGTGAACCAGACCCCCATGACGGACGTGAAGGGCCTCCGCGGCCTCTTCCGGAAGCACGCCAAGAAGCCCGCCTCTACGACCGAGGCTTGATCGCGCTGCGCTTCTCGCCTGTCCCGGTGTTGACGCAGGTCGACTCCGTGGACGGCGAGGCCAGCCGGCTTTGCCCCACGTCGAAGGTCAGCCCGCCGTATGCCCGCTGGGCCGCGAAACAGGCATCCACGGTGTCGAACTCAGCCGACCCGCTCGTGACCGTGCCGTTCCCGGCCAACGTGACCCACAGCAGGACCCACTTCATGCGTTTCTCCCTCGCGGCCTGACGCGGATTCGCACGGATCCCTGATGCCGACAATCGAATCCATCCGCCGGATCACGGTGCAGTACCGCTCCGAGGGCGCCGAGAAGGTGCGCTCCGATGCGGATGCTGTTGCCGCCGCGCAGACCCGCATGGGCGATGCCGCGGAGGCCGCCAGCGTCACGACGGAGGTCGCCAGCCGCCGCACGCTGAGCGCCGCGGGCGCCTATGACCGGCTGTTGGCCAAGATCGACCCGATGGTTCGGCAGCAGCAGATGCTTGAGCGAGCCACGCGGACGGTTGATCGCGCCTTCGAGCAGGCTGCCATCTCGGCGACGGAGCACGCCCGCACCATCACAATGCTGCAGGAGCGCTACGGGACGGTCGCGACGGCAGCACAGCGATCGGCCCGGGACATTCAGGCGGCGTGGCGCGGGCTCGGCGACCAGGGCGCCAAGGTGCTGGAGAACATCGAGGCCAGCCGGCGCCTTGGCGCGCTCGGTGGAGGCGGCGCCCCTGCCGCTGCGAACGAGAACCGCCGACTCCGTGCCGATCAGGTCCAGAACCTGGCCTATCAGGCGGGCGACATCGTCTCCTCGATCGGCAGCGGCAGCAACCTGTCGACGGTTGCGTTCCAGCAGGGACCGCAGATCGCGCAGGTGTTCGGTGGCCCGGGCGGAGCGAGCATCAGGGGCGCCTTCACCCAGGCGGGTGAGGCCGCGTCCAGCCTTGCGACGCGGATCGGGCTCGTCGGGGGCGCGTTCGGTGTCGTGACGACGGCGGTGCTGGCTGGCGTGGCTGCATTCCAGTCCTACGCCTCGACGCAGATGGCGCTGGCGCAGAACCTCACCGGCGTTGGTCGCGCCTCGGGGGCCACTGTCGGCCAGATCAACGCCATCGCGTCGGCCAGCGCCGCCGCTGGGAATGTCTCGGTCCGGTCGGCACGGGAGATGGCGGGCGAGTTCGCCGCCACGGGCAAGATCGGCACCGAGGTGTACGGTGGCCTGATCGGGTCAGTGAAGGACTATGCGGCGACCACGGGTCAGGACGTGCCCTCCGCGACCAAGGCACTCGCTGAGGCATTCGCGGATCCGGCCCGCGGCGCCGACATCCTCGACAAGCAGCTCGCGGTCCTGAACGACACCACCCGGGAGAACATCCAGCGCCTCGCCGCGCAGGGTGATCGGCTGGGCGCGCAGAAGGCGCTCCTCGACGCCTACCGGACGGGGCTCACCAGCGCGACGGAGCTGACGAGCGGCTGGGCGCGAGTGACCGCTGCGGCCGGCGCTACCATCTCCAACGCCTTCGACCGGGTCGGCCAGGCCGTCGACCACTTCGTCACCGGCGGCGATCTGGAGACCAAGATCGCGGATCTGCAGAAGGTGCTGGCCACTCCGCCGGGCTTCCTGGAGCGGTTCAGCAGCACCCGACCGGCCCTTCAGTCGGAGCTCGAAAAGCTGCTCGAGCAGCAGCGGAAGCTTCAGGCGGCGAGCGCGCAGGCCCAGGCGAACCAGACCAGCCTGCGCATCGGTGAGATCGTCAAGTCGCTCAACCCCTTCAGCGAGCAGCTCAAGCGGATCGAGGATCAGGCCAAGGACATCGCCACGAACCTCTCGAAGATCCCTTTTGACGAGCAAGGCAACGCCCGGCGCGCGATGGAGGGGCTGCTCGCCCAGGCCAAGCAGCTTCGCGCGGACATGGAGGCTGGCGGCTCGTCCTATGCCGATGCGATCCGGGCCGCGCAGTTCCAGCAGCGCACCATCGGCTTCACGCAGGAGGGGCAGACTGCCGCCCAGATCAACGAGAACGCGGCCAACAAGCGCCTCGACGCGCTGCGCAACGCCTCGACGAACACGGATCAATCCGCCTTCGAGAAGCAGATGCAGTCGATCGAGACCGAGCGGCAGCTCCTGATCCAGAACTTGGAGAAGAATACCACCCTTCAGCAGAATCAGATCGGCGGCGCCTTCTCGCGCATGTCGGCGGCGGTGCAGCAGCAGATCATCGGCGCGGCCCAGCAGTTCGGGCGGATCCCGGCCAACATCATCGCCGGCATCGCGGACAAGGAGTCGAGCGGCAACCCGAACATCGGGCAGACCAAGGTCATCGATCCCCGCACCGGATTGCCGGCATCGACCGCCTATGGCCTCGGTCAGGTCACGGTCGGCACGGCCCGGGAAGCTGTTCGTCTGGGCTACCTGCCGCCGACGTTCGATCGCACCGACCCCAGCCAGGGGGCCGCCGGCATCGCGGGCGTGCTGTCAATGAAGCTGGATCAGGCCGGCGGCGACCTGAACAAGGCGATCCAGAACTACTATGGCAGCCAGAGCCCGGCGGCGAACCAAGCCTATGCCGCCGACGTGCTCCGGCGGGCCGGCCAGATGGGTGACCCGTCCACCGGCGCCCAGATCCGTGAGCAGGACCAGTACCAGCGAGCGCTGCGCGATCAGCAGCAGCAGCTTCAGAACGTCACCCAGAACTATGGGAAGAACGGGCTGGCGCTGGAGGCCGCGGCCGAGGCGTCCCGGCGCTACAACGCCCTCCTCGACGCGGGCGTGCCGGCGAATGACGCGCTGGCCGCCTCGGTGAAGGGACTGGCTCAGCAGACGGCGACCGCGGCGCAGCAGGTGCGGCTGACGCAGTTCGCCAGCGACATCGGCTTCGACCGCGAGCAGCTCGGGCGGGACCGCTACGATCAGACGGCCTTCGCCCGTGCTCGGTCCACGGTAGGCGACACCACTTCACCGGCCGCCCTCGCGGTGATCGACCAGTCCCGGCAGAACCAGTACCTGACGGACGCCCGCTCGACTCTCACCAGCGCGGCCACGGACTTCGCCACGGCGCTGTCGCATGGCGGTGACGCGGCGAAGGCCTTCAGCAACGCGCTGAGCCGCATCAGTGACAGACTTCTGGGCGGTGTCCTCGACTCGCTGGTGGGATCGCTGTTCAAGAGCGGTGGCGGGCCGCTCAGTAAGCTCTTCGGGTTTGCCGAGGGCGGTTACACGGGCGACGGCGGGAAATACCAGCCGGCCGGCATCGTCCATGCTGGCGAGTATGTGATGCCGGCGCACGTGGTGAAGAGCTACGGGCGGAGCTTCTTCGACGGGATCAGCGGGCTGCGCGGCTATGCCGATGGCGGCTTCGTGGCCATGCCGCAGATCTCGGCACCCGTCTCGCCTGTGCCGGCGGCGAACGCCAATGCGCCGGCGCCACAAAGCGCGGGCGACATCTGGAACCTCGACCTTCGCGGCTCGTCGCTCACGCAGGGCCAGGTGCAGGCCTCGATCTTCCAAGCGCTTCAGATGAACAATAGCGCCCGCGACCGGACGATGGTGCAGCGGCAGGCTGTTGCTCAGCGTCGCTTCGGCCGTGTCGGCTGATCAGGGACAGCGGTGAGTGACCTGCGCCCGTTTGATGGCGGCTTGCTCGCCCTTGAGCGTCGCGACCTTGGGCTCGAGGTCGTCGTTCATGACGGAGCCGAGCGGAATGCCGGTGATCAGCACGCCGGCCGTGTCCTTCTGGCGGATGGCGCTCTGTTCGTTGGAGGCCTGGAGCAATCGCTCAGTGGTTGCGGTGTAGGCCTCGGCAAGCTGGCGGCAGGACGAGGCCGAGAAGCGGGTGTCGTCGACATAGGCGGCTTGGATCGCGTCGGGCGCCTTGGCGCAGGCGCTGAGCGAAATAGCGGTGACGGTGAGCAGCAGAACGCGGCGCATGGAATCCTCTCGTTCGCGCGAGGAAAGCACGTCGCTCCGAATCGCGCCGTCGCGAGGCAGCAACACTACTTGCAATTGATGCGGCTGACCTGATGGGCATCTTCGACGCTGCCGGCGCGGCGGCCCTTCGCGGCGATACGATCACCGCGGAGATCCTCGCGTTCTTCGACTTCGCATCGGCGCCGCAGCGCGTGCATGGCGGGTTCGGTCCGCTCTCAGCCGGCGGCTTCGTCTGGCAGGGCATGGGCGGACTCGGATCGGTCTCGGACATAGAGAGCGCGGTCGGTGGCGTCGCCCCGCTGGTCACCTTCACACTCAGCGGCGTCGGCCCGGAGATCGCCAACGACGTCGTGAACGCCAAGACGGAGGTGAAGGGGCGGGACTGCTTCGTCTACCTGCAGCTCTACGGGCCCGGCCTCGTGCCGCTTGGCGGGCTCTACACGCTCTACCGCGGCGTGATGGACCGCCTGATCCATAGCGCTGCGGACGCCAACACCTGGACCGCGCAGCTCACCGCCGAGACCAAGTTCTCGCGCCGCGGGCTGCCGCCCTTCGGCAACCTGACGAATGCCGACCAGCAGCGCCGCTACCCCGGCGACAACGGCCTGTTCGACATCCCGCAGATGATCAATCGGAGGCGGCCTTGGAATCCCGAGATCCCCGAGAGCGAGACTTGAGCGCTTTCCTGCGCGCTGGCGCCGGGGCGACGTTCGTCTGGGGCGAGATCGATTGCTCGCTGTTCATGGCGGACTGGTGCCGGAAGGTCCGCGGCGTCGACCCTGCGGCGAGCCTCCGCGGTCGCTACCGCACGGCGCTCGGCGCGATGCGGCACGTCCGGCGCCTCGGCGGCTTCGAGGCGATGGCGCGCAAGCTGATGGCCGGGTGCGGCTTCGCGACGACGGATGCGCCGCGGCCGGGCGACGTCGGCCTCGTCGAGCACCCGGTGGTCGGGCCTGTGTTCGCCGTCCGCTGCCGCATCGGCTGGGCGGTGAAGAGCCCCGAGGGCATCGCGGTCGATCAGTACCCGACCGTCGTGGCCTGGAGCGTCTGATGCCGGCGGCGGTCGGAGCGGCTATCCTCGGGCAGGCGCTCGCGGGAGAGATCATCGTCGCCGGCATCACGGCGGGCGAGATCGTCGGCTACACCGCGCTGACCGTCGGCGCTCTGGGCTTGCAGTACGGCGCCCAGGCGCTCCTCGGGGCCGAGAAGCAGAACAACGCCCAGATCACCGTCCGGCAGGCCGTGGCGCCGCGCCGCCGTGTGCTCGGCCAAGGCATGATGGGCGGCGTGATCTTCGCCCTCGAAACGGTGAAGATGGAGGGCGGGGACGACGACAAGATCCGAACGCTCTATCGCGGGGCGATCCACTGTGTGGGTCAGGTCAACATCCTGCAGTACTACTTCGGCGACGTGAAAACGAGCCTGACCGGTCAGGTCGGCGGGATCGTTCCGGACAGCGCCTATCAGGGGAAGGTGGCGATTGAGGCCCATAACGGGGCCGACAATCAGGCGGCCTCTGCCGCGCTGCTGAAGCTGCCCTACTGGAACGCGAGTATGCAGCTTAACGGGCTTTGCTACACGGTGACGGTGGCGAACCCTCTGCGGAAGGGGACGCAAGTTTTCCCCGAAGGCGCGCCAGACGTTCGGCTGCTGGTGGCTGGCGCGCCCTCTTACGACCCGCGGACGGGTGGCTACGCCTACACGGACAACGCCGCGATCTTGCTGCTCGACTACCTGACGCACGAGAGCGGCTACGGCCTGGCGCTCGCGGAGATCAACCTCCAGAGCTTCCGGGATCTCGCAGATGTCTGCGATCAGATGGTGCCGCTGATCACGCCAGATCCGAACGGCGCCACCTCCGAGATGCGCTACCGGTCTTGGGGCAGCTACGACTATTCCGAGCAGCGATCCGACGTGCTGGGTCGCCTCCTCGCGGCGATGGACGGTGAGCTCTACCAAGACGCTGGCGGTTTGGTGGCCGTCCGGGGCGGCCGCTGGCAGGCGCCGACCTTCACCATCGACGAGAGCATGATCTTCGGCTGGGATCAGCTCGAGGAGGGTGACGAGGCCTACAACACCTTCACGCGGATCAAGCACACCTACCTCTCGCCCTTCCACGACTATCAGCCGACCGAGGGTGACCCTTGGGATGACGTCGCAGCCCAAACGATCCAGGGCGTAATCGAGACAGAGAATAGCTTCGTCCGAGCGCCTTCGCATCGCCAGTCGCGGCAACTCGCGAAGATCGCGATGGCGAAGGGCAACCCGCGGTTCCGGCTCACCGGTCTGCGCCTGTCGCCCTCCGCCCTGCCGGCATTCGGCGAGCCGACCGTGATCCTGAATCTGCCGTCCTTCGGTATCAACACGACCTTCGCGATCATGCGCGGCTCAATCCTGATGGCCGGCAATGCGCTCACCGGCGTGAAGTTCGATCTGATCAGCCTCGACGCTTCGGCCTACGCCTGGGATCCGTCCGAGGAAGGTCAACGCCCGCCACTGCCGGACACCTATAACTGATGGCCGAGCTGTTCCCGACGCGACTCCGGTGCTCGACAGAGAACTGGAGCCTGCAGAACTCTGCCCGCAGCGGCGGCCAGTCATTTCAGGGTGCGCAGCAATTCGTGGCGAGCCCGACGAGCCGCTGGCGCGCCAAGATGACGTTCCACCTACTCGACGATGACGATTACCTCGAGGCGCGAGGCTTCATCGCGGGACTTGCCGGTCAGAGCACACCGTTCCTGATCGGGCCCTACGATTATCGGGGCCAGCCCTGGAACGTCTTCCCGATCACGGGGCAGCCGATCACCCCGGACGTAGCCGCGCGCAACGCAGCGGTCAGCCCAGGCTTCTCGGTCAACCCGGACACAAACGGTGCGATCAGTTTCGCTCTCGCGGCCGATGCGGCAATGAACGCGACGACGATCCGGATCAGCAAGGCCCGCGGCGGAACGGTGAAGCGGGGGCAGTACCTGTCGATCGGTGACCGTCTGCACGTGATCGTCAGCCCGGTTTCGGATCCGGGGCCAAGCGGTGTCGTCGATATCGCCGTCCGCCCGTGGCTCCGAGCCGATTACGGCGCCGGCACCCCGGTGTCCTTCGATGCCCCTCGCTGCCTGATGCGACTCGCAGACGGCGACACGGCGGCTTTCGACATGACCACTTCGCCGCTCTCGGACGTGACCCTCGATCTCATCGAGGCCTTCGTCTGATGCGCTTCACCGTCTGACGCGAGGTTAGCATGGTCGCACGGCCAGATCCGAGCAGCCCAGCATCGTTCTACACCAGCCTTCAGGCGGTGTGTGATGCCGTCGATACGGCGGCGTCTAGGATCGCTGACCTGCAGCAGGCCCTCGCGAACACGCAGGATGCGGTCAACGCTGAGGCTCGCGCTCGCCAAGCGGCGGACACGGGCCTCGCACAGGATCGTGCCAACGGTGATCAGGCGGAGGGACGCGCCCGGCAGGATGGCATCAACGCCGAGGCGAATGCCCGCAACGATGCGATCGCCACGGCGATCCAGCCAATTCGCCGGGCGATCAGCGACCTCGGGGATTCGCTGCGGGAGGCGCTGAACGCTGAGACGACGGCCCGCACGAGCGGCGACGCGGCTGAGCAGAAGGCGCGCTCTGATGCGATCCAGGCACAGGCGCAGGCTCTGGCCGACGCGGTGTCGGATCTGGAGGCACTGATCAATTCGGGCGGCGCCAAGCAGGACAAGGCTCTCTCGGACGCTGTCACGGCGCTCCAGTCGCTGATCGCCGGCCAGCGGTTCGACCTGCTGTCCGCGGCGGGGCGCCCAGGGACTGCGCCGCTGCGCTACACCTTCACGGCCAATCCCGCGATCCTCGGCGGACCCCGCCCGCTCCTACCGTTCCTGCCGCCGCAGATGCTGGCGACTGGTGATAACGGCCCGGTCGTTCGTGTGTCCGGGCCGGGCATCGTAGCCGCGCGCGACGCCTACCCTCTGGAGCCCGGGCGTCTGTATCGCAGCCGCTACGTGGTCCAACGTCGTAGCAATCCGGCGGATCCGACGGGGGATGCCGTGGTCTGCGGGATCCTCTACCTCGACCAGTCTCTTCGGGTGCTGGGCGCGGTCGTGCCGGTCCGGACCTATCCGTCGCTGGTGACTGCCAACGGCCGCCAGGAATGTGAGGCGCTGATCGCTCGATCGGCCGGCCTCGGTGCAGCCTTCCAGGCTCCTCCATCTGCCCGGTTCATAGTGCCCATCGTTGCGATGTATGGGCCGGACGCCCTGACCGACGTTGAGGTGCTCAGCGTCGAAGACGTGACCGGGGCGTTCGTCCTGGCGCCCCCGATCGCGAACTTCGAGGCGCGGCTCGCGGCGCTGGAATCTGCCGATCTCATGGCTCGTCTTCAGGTGCTGGAGAGCGAGGCCGGCACGCCCAGCAAGCTCACCTTCGGATCGAAAGGCGATGCTGCCTATGCCGTCATCCCGGCCGGGGTTCAGGTCGTCGAGCTCCTCGGCCGCAAGTTCGCCGGCGATGGTGGCGGCGGCCGGTATGTGCGGACATCGGCGCAACTTGCCGCTGATGCCGACAGCTTCGTCTGCGATGGCGCGGTGTTCGTGCGCGAGGTGGTGGCATCTGACGTCGTCGCCGGGATGCTGGAGAGCGGGTACGAGACCTGGATGGCGAGCCTGCCGACGGAGCCGCCGCCAGGGTCAGGGAAGCGTTGGAACAACAACGGCATCCCCGCGGTGACGCCATGAGGCCGGCTCCTTACGACTTCCGATTCCCCCGCGGCGGGACGGCGTATCTCGGCGTCATCCTTCATGGTCGTGATCCGCGCACGGGCGAGGTCCGGCGCCTGCCGGTGCCGGGCGTCACGATCGAATGGACGGTCGAATGGCCCACCGGACAGGAGGTCCGGACGCAGTTCGACGCGCCCGACCGCCTGCTGAGCATCGACCCTCGCTCGGGCGTGATCAGCTTCCCGGTCTCCGCCGCGCGTGTGGAGGAACTCGAGGGAGCCGTGCAGCCCATCGCGACCCGCATCCGCCTGCTGATGCCGGACGGCGCCCCGGTGCCGTTCCTGACCGGCACCGTAGCCCTGGAGGACTGAGATGGCCGCTGGCCTTGCCAACGTCTTGCCGGCGCCGTCCGTGGCGCTCGTGCCGCGGATCGAGCCCTACCTCGTGGAGGTGGTGGTGCCGTTCCCGCTCGGATTCCAGAATGAGGCCGAGGCGCTGCTCTCGAAGACGATCGCCGACCTCCTCGCGCGGCCGAACCTCGGCGAGGCACTGGCGACAACCCCCGAACCCGACGAGGACAGCCCCCGGGTCGCCACCGCCGCCATGGTGCAATCCGTGGCCCGCCTCGTGGTGCAGCAGGCTCAGGAGCTCACCGCCGCGGCCATCGTCGACATGCTGACCACTCCGGGCAAGCTGCGGGGCATGCTCCCGACGGAGCCGCCGCCGGATGCCGGCACGCCATGGTTGAACAAGGGCTTGCTCGCGATCACGCCCGACGCCTGACGGAGATCCCCTATGCAGCCCGCCGTCGTTCCCCTGCAGATCGTTGCAGGGGACTCTCTCACGCTGACCATTCGCCTACACACGACGGACGGGGGCAATCGCCTACCGCTCCAACTCGCCGCGGGGGAGGCTTTCGTCGTCTCACTCGATTGGGCGAAGGGTCGAATCGTCTCTACGACCTCGGATGCCTTCGACAGCGATCGGCTCGCGCTGATCGTCGGACCGGACAAGACGGAGCTCGTTCGGCAGTTCACGCCCGCCGAGACGCGCAGGCTGCTCGGGCAGAGCGTGATCTGGTCGCTCTATCGCGTCCCAGTGCCCGGAGATCGGCGCACCTACGTTACCGGTGCCGTGCAGGTGATCGGCCCCGGCCAAGGCGCTCCGGGAGACACTGTGCTCGACGTCTCTGTGCTCGAGCAGAGCATCATCGTCGATGTCAGCGTGCCGGATGCGGCCTCCTACACCGACGCCCGCGAGGCGATCATCCGCCAGGACATGGCCGCGGCCATTGCCGACGCCAAGAAATTCTACGCCGCCAGCGCACTCCTGCTGGGTTGAGGGACGGTCAGATGAAGAAGCCCATCGCCACCCGCCCGGTGTTCGACCCGGCCAACCGGACGCTCGACTTCTCGGGCACGCCCAACTTCGAGCTCCGGCGCCTGTTCGGCGTCGCGAACGCCAGGACCGGGCAGCTCATCTACAGCCCAATCGTCCCCGACCTCGTCGCCTCCAACGTCTCGGGTTCCGTCGTCACGCTGTCGTTCAACACGAATGGCATGGTGCCGGCGGATCCGCTGGTGATCCAGTATGACGACGGGATCAACGATCTCCCGCCGGACGCCGCTCGCGAGAGCAAGCAGGACACTGGAATCACGCGCCTGACCGAGATCCGCGACGCGGTCAAAGCGCAGCGCTCGGAAACCATCTGGGCCGACGACACCGGGGTCCGCTTCATCCGGGTGGACAGCGGAGGCACGATCACCTGGACGGACGTGGCCGGCAATGCAGGTTCGCCGCCCGGTGCTGGCGCCCGACCGGACTACGACAGCGGGTTGGTGATCTCCCGCTCGACGTGGCGCGCGACCGCGGACGGGACCGGCTTCTCGTCCGGAGACTACCTCGATCATTTCGTAGTGACGGACGGCGACGCCGGCGATCCGATCTCAAACTACTGGTTCAACGTCACGACGGGCGCGAAGCTGGCCGCGCCGCCCAGTACCGCATCCATCTCGCCCTATTCGTCGCTGCCGGACGGCGCCTCGACTGCCGCTCGCCAGGACACCACGAATACCGCCCTCGCGACGATCGCGACGGGCATCGGTGCACCCGGAGACGATGATCCCGGGTCAGACGCCGCCGACGGCTCGGTCATCGCTCGGCTGGCCCGGCTGCTCGCGTCGATCACCGGGCTCGCCACGCTCCTGACCGCAATCCGCGACCGGCTTCCATCCGCGCTGACGGCGGACGGCGGCCTTCAGGTTGATGGATCCTCCGTCACTCAGCCGATCTCAGCGGCGGCTCTGCCTCTGCCGGACGGGGCAGCGACGGAGTCCAAGCTCGAGGCTGTTCGGGCCCTGGTCGCTGGATCGATGATCACGGCGGACAATGGCGGGGCGCCGATCGCCGCTGGGGCGAATGTCGTGGCCGCGGCGGCCAACCCGACCCGCCAGTTCATCGAGATCACGAATACCGGGCCGAACCCGATGGCCTACCGTTGGGGAGCTGCAGCAACCGCCGCCGTGGGCCACATCCTCGCGCCTGGCCAGAGCGTCCGGTACGACAGGAAGGTGCCGACCGCGCCACTCAACGTCTTTTCGACGAGCGGCACCACCTGCTTCGTCACGAGCGGCTAGCACCCCGGCCACCTCTCCCCTGCAAAATCGGAATCTATCCATGCGCAAGCTCATCCTCGCGCTGACGGCGCTTGCCTGCCTGACTGTGGCTGCTGACGCGCAGCAACAGCCGAAATTTACCGTCGACCAGGGCACGTCTCCCTGGTCCATTTCTGGCTCGATCGGGATCGACCAGACAGCACCGGGCACATCGAATGCTGTCTCGGTCGCTTCGCCGGCGCCGACCACCGACGCCTCTGGGACGATAATCGCGGCGAACACGTCGCAGAACGTGGTCGAGGCGAGTGCGACCCGCAGTTTTCTCCAGATCCACAACCCGGACGCGACCACGCCCGTCGGCTTCGCTTTCAACCGCCCTGCGGTGCTGAACGGGGTCGGGACCATCATGCTCGCGCCCGGGGCGACCGTGACTTACGACACGCGGGTTCCGACCGGCATCGTGACAATAATCGGCGGCACCGCCGGCAAGCCATACACGATCTACTTCAAGTGACGCTACCGAACGCAGCTGGTTTTCTGGAGATACGATGATGCATAGGCTAGTTGTGCCGGCGCTGCTCTTCTCCGCAGTGTCGAGCCATGCATTGGCTTGGGACGCGAGCAAGTCTGCGCGATATCCCTCCGTCGATCTGTATCGTCCGGAGGCGGACAGCATCACGCTGCACGGCTCCACGGCCCTACAAACGAAGGGCGGGATTGTGTGCCTGCCGGGCGGGGCCTGCCCTCTTTCCGGACTGAGCCTTGCGCCGACTGCTTCCGGGTTCGCCGCGCGACCTCTTGCGCAGAGCGTGTTCCCGCCGAACGCTGGCAGGGCCGCTACTTACTCCGTCACCGGCGATGGAGTCACGGACGATGCCGCTGCCCTGCGAGCCGCAAACGCGGCCGTAAAAACGCCTGGGCAGGACGGGGGATCACTCACCCTCGACAGCCATCCTGGCTATCTCATCGGGTCTGGGGTGACGCTCGGCAATGGGCAGCAGTGGTCCGGGGCCGGCGCGACCCTGGGACTGAAGTGCAAGGTCTCGGCCGGCGCGTGCGCCACGCTCATCGGAAACTATTCGGGCCTCTACAACCTGCCGCTGACCTTCGTCGGCATCAACGGGCTGGGCAGCGTCGGCGTTCAGATGGGCGCCGGCGAGCAGGGCTCATCGCCGGTTCTGCGCGACTCCCGTATCATCGGCTTCGATACGGGCATCGACATCCAATCGAACGTCACCGGCAAGCTCGACAACGTCTCGGTGGATGGCTCGAAGAACATCGGTATTCGCACGCGCAACATTGCCAACTCGGACGCCGGCGACTGGACGTGGCTCGGTGTCAAGGTCGACAATTTCACGAAAACCGGCGATCTCGTCTCTTACGAAAGCGGCGGCGGCCTCAAGGTGCTCGGCTTCAAGGGGCTGGGCGGCGACATCGGCTGGCACATGAAGCTGCCGGATGGCACGGCGACGCAGGATTTCCAGTTCTCGGGCAACTCGATCGAGAACAGCGGCACCGCCTGCATGAAGTTTGAGCGGGTCGCCGGCGGCACCACCGGAGTTTTCGGCAACATCTCGATCGTTGGGAACGAGTTCGCCGGGTGCCCCACCGGCCTGTGGTTTGCGGGTCCCGGCGCCTCTGGCGCAGTAATCACCGGTAACAACTTCAGCTCGATCTCCGGCTTCCCGATCAAGCTGGATCCGGGCGCCAATAACATCGTCGTCGGGCAAAACACCGTCACGGGGGCGGTGTCATTGCAGGACAACCGCACGGCGTTCGCTGACGAGTATGGCTTCCTCAATCGGGCGGACACGGTAGCGATCGATACGTCCAGCTCGACGAACTACGCTTATGCCTACCACGTCACGGTGCCGCCGTTCCGCTCTGCCTCGATCCATCTGGTTCTTGAGGGTGTCATCCAGGGCGTGGGCGGGTTTGTGCGCGATGAAGAGTTCCTCCTGACGAACACTGGGGCGGGCCCGCTGGTCGTCACGCAGAAGTCGAGCACTCAGGGCGGAAGCGCCACGATCGATTTCGCTGTGGGGACCAACACGCCAGGCGTGGCCGATCTTGGCTATCGGCTCAATCAGGGCGGCAGAATTCAGGGCACCGCGACCATCGTCCCGCTCGGCAAGATGGTGAGCGTGTCGCGCTGACGGTCACCGAAACCTGTCTGAGCCCGGGCGCCGTGGGCGTCAGCGCCCGGGCCTCCTGCGCCTTCCTACCCCTGACATCGTGAGGACCACATGACCGCTGCCCTCGACCGGGCGACGTTCTACGCGGCTGCGCGCAAGGCCCCATTCTCCGGCAGCCTGACGCAGTCGCAGGTGGACGGCATGAACGCGATGCTGGACATGGCGCCGCCGCTGATGGGCACCATGGAACTCGCGTACTGCTTCGCCACGGCCCACCACGAGACCGGCGGCGCGATGGTGCCGCGGGTCGAGAACCTGACCTACACGACCGCCTCGCGGATCAAGGCCGTCTGGCCGTCGCGGTTCGCGTCCGAGGCCGCAGCAGCGCCCTACGTGCGCAACCCGCAGGCCCTGGCGAACAAGGTCTATGGCGGCCGGCTCGGGAACGTCGGGCCGAACGACGGCTGGGACTTCCGCGGCATGGGCCTCGTCCAGGCGACCGGCCGGGACAACGCCAAGCGCGGCACGAAGCGCCTGCGCGAGATCGGCTACCTCACCGCCGATCAGGACCTCGAGAAGACGCCCACCCTGATGCTCAACCCGGACATCGCGGCGGCCATGCTGTTCGTGGGGCTGTCCGAGGGCTGGTACACGGGGCTGAAGCTCTCGCAGTTCTTCGGGCCCGGTCTCGAGAACCCGGCCGGCGCCCGGAAGATGGTCAATCCGGACGACAACGGCACCGCGATCGCGGTCACCTACCGCGCCTTCGTGAATGCTCTGCGTGCGGCCGGCCACGAGCCAGGCGCCGTCACTACGATCATCCCCGTGCCGCCCTTCGAGACCGCGCCGCTGAAGCCGCCGGTGATCGCGACCAAGCCGGCAGCGGCCGCCAATCCGCCTCCGCCCGACGCCGTCACCAGTCCGCACGGCGGCTTCGTCGCGTGGCTGAAATCCTTGCTCCCGAAGAAGGCCGCCTGATCATGGACGCGACCAAGCCTGTCGAAGCCGTCGCAGTGACCGACCAAGCCCTGCGCGTGCGGGTGGCCCCCGCCGCGGCGCTTAAGTCGGCATGGAAGACGACTGCCCTCAACGCAGCCAGCGCGATCATCTCCACGGTCCTGCTCGTGCTCGGCTACCTGCAGACGGTGAACGTCGCCGGTGTGCTCAGCCCGCAGCAGGCCCTACTCTGGACCGTCGGCGTCAACGTGGTGACGATCCTGTTGCGGGCCTACGGCACCCGGCCGATCGTCCTAGACCCGCCGCAGGACGTGACGGTGCGCGCTGACGGGCAGCCGTGATGCTCGCGCTCCTCGGCGGCTTCCTCGTGAAGCTCCTAGGCTCCGGTATCGCGGAGCCGGTGCTGGCCTACTTCAAGCAGAAGGACACCAGCGCTCGAGACATCGCCGTCGCCGGCATCGATGCGGACCGGCAGCGCGATCTTGCGGCGCTCCAGGGCGTCGTCGAGGCCAACAAGCTGAAGGTGGCCTCGCAGGCGGCCTATCCGTGGATCGTCTACCTGATCGCGGTCCCGCCGGCACTGCACGCCGCCGGCATCTACTTCGACAGCCTGCCCTTCTGGACTCCATGGGGCGCGCACGTCGTTGGCGCCTGGGGCGTGCCGAAGCCTCCTGCCCCCTACGACGACTGGCAGGGCAAGATCCTGCTCTCCTTCTTCGTGGTCGCGCCTGTCGTGCAGGCGATCCGCACCGGCGCCGCTGCAGTAGCGCGCCGCTGATCTGAGCCGCTGTCGCCCGGCTAATGGCGATGCAGCGAGGGGCCGACCATGTGCTTGGCGGCTGAGGCCGGCCCCTCTGACCACCCGACGCATCAAGGAACGACGCGCCCGATGGCTAACTACCTGATCGGTGAATTGCCCCCATGCTGGCAAGGATTCTCGTCGCCCTCGGCATCCTCCAGCCGCGGCTCGGACCGGCTATCGTGACCACAAAGTCACGCATGCCGCTGATGGCGGCGCACCCGGCAGGCCCGTACAGCACCTATCGGCTGTTCGAGTGGTGCATGGCGACGATGATGATCCTGATCGCCGTCACCCTGGCTATGCCCGGCGACACGATGGAGCGGGCTGCCCTCAAGCCGATCGCCGAGATGGGCTTCACTGAGGAGAACATGGCCCTGTTCTTCGGCTCGGTCGGCGTGCTGCGCGCGATGGCGCTCTACCTTAACGGCCACATCAACAACATCACCGTGGGCCCGAAAGGTGCCTACATCCGCGCCGCCTGCGCTGCCGGCGGCTGCTTCATCATGGGCCAGCTCACCGGCGCGCTGGTCTTCGAGGCGTTCAAGGGGCCGGACGCGCCGAGCTTTGTGATCCCGGTCTTCGGGACCCTCGCCGGCTTTGAGGCCCTCTCCGTCTACATTGCCGCGCTCGACGGGGTGTCCCGCAAGAGTCGCATCGGCAAGGCATTAGACCAGCTTGAGAGGGTGGTTGGCTGATGGATGCGTTTCTGACGTTCCTGGCCAAGACCGTCGCGACACAGCAGTTCTTCCAGGTGTGCATCGGTGGGTGCACGATGTGGCTCATCGGGTGGATGGTGACTCGGGGGCGCAACGACAAGGATGCCCTTCCACCGCCGGCGCCGGGGACGATCGCGGACGTGCCACCCATTCCGTTTGCGCAGGGGCCGCGCGAACTGATCGACATCATCCGCGAGCAGCGGGACATGGATCGTCGGCGCACGGAAGACAGCTCGCACATCCGGGAATGCGTTCGGATCATCCGGGAGCAGGCGCTCCGGCAGACCGAGCTCCTCCAGGAGATCGCCGAGGATCAGCGCATCGAGCACCGGCTGAATGCCGAACGGCAGCATCGTCACCCGTGACCTGCGGCCCCGTCGAGCAGGATCTCGGCATCGTCTATGCCCTGATCGCCCTCATGGTCGGTCTGATTGTCGGGAACGCCACGAAGCGGTGCCCGCCGCGGGAATGACCGCTTCGCCACCGCCAGATCTACCGAGCCCCGCCGGCACCCGCCGCGCGGGGCTTTTTTCTCGGCCAGCATCGTTGCGCCCTCGGCCAGAAAGAACGCCCGAATCGCGGGGTCCTTCACGAGCTTGGCGCACCGGGCCTCGATGACCTGCTGCGACTGATAATCCGGATGCTTTAGGAGATCAGCGAGGTATGTACGCGCCTCGTCCTCGGTGTCGATGGTGTACGGCTCAACGTTCACGGCGAATCTCCTGCTGGCCGGTTATTCTCGCATAGACGCGGACCGCGCGCCCGGCCTGCTCGCGTCGATCTCCACGAGATGCGCTCGGCCGGCCGGCGTGATGAACCACGCATCTACGCGGCGGCCCGGGCCAGGGGCTGAGCGTGATTCGACGAGCCCTCGCTTGCGCAGGACCGCCATCGCCGACGGATAGGCGCCGCGCCGCAGCCCTTGCGGGTAGAGCAGGCAGGCGCGGAGGGCCTCAAGCTGGCGGCCGCGGACTGGTGCGGGCGGTTCGGAAGGCATGCGCGTGGCTACTGCAGCCGTGTGGTGGTCGACTCCATCAGGCCCAGCCGCAGGGCCAATGCCATCAGCTCGCCGTCGGTCAGCGTCTCGCCGTCGACCAGCCACGCCTCGAAGTCGTCGCCCCACGGCACAACCACATGTCC